TTTCTCGCTTGTAATCCATCGGGATCGCCGATTCGTCGTCAATCACAACAGACTCATCGCGCCCGATATACAGCCTCGCAACAAACGATCCATCGTTTGCCTTTATCTCGCTAATTCCGCAACGCGCCATGTTCTGTTTCAGGTATTCCTTAAGTTTGTCGCGCTTGTTCTCCATTGCTTCCCGCCTGGCGGAAATGCGCTTTTCTGCCGATTTCATCGCCTCGATTTCAGCATCCAAGTTGAGGCAGAAAGCGGAGACAGCTTTACCCTTCTCTACCAACTCTCCTTCGAGTCCCTCCAGGGTGTCGTTAATTGTTTCGTTGTCGAGATCTGAATCGGCCAGCGCGAAGAAGGCCTGCGTGTATTTGTCTGCTATATCGTACAGAGTGATGCTCATAATTAAATCTCCCTTTTATGCCTGTGTTGCGATTGCCTCATCTTGCATGGCAGCGGCGGATTTCAGATCATCTTTCATGTCTGCCATTTCGTGCCGTTGCGCTGGAGTCAGCGCTTCCCATGCGTCACGTAGCGAGACAGAACCACGCCGAGATGCTGCGTTGAGTTTCTTTACAAGCGAGGCTCGCTCGTTTTCAGGGTTAGCCTGTTTGGTAGGGGCCTTTGCGCCTACATTCCCGTCATCGTCATCCGTAGCGACATGTAAATCTCCCTTGTGCCACAAATCCAGTGCTGCCCCAAACCGCATTGCGGCGTTACGAAGCGCGTCCCCAATACGCTCCTTCATCGCGTCACCGCCTGTCTTCCCTTGGGCGTCTCCGTATCCTAACCGCGTCACCCCGCAGACTGTGAGGCGTATCCACAACCCGCCATCTTTATCAATGACGGGCAACCCATCATTTCCAATTGCCAATGGCTCCCACGTCCAGAACGGGTCTGCATCTAGCAGACGGTCTGTCAGCGCCGCGTGTCCGACGTAGTCCAGGTGCACCACTTTCGGATGGTGCCACCCACCGCAGATTACGCAGCGAATCCCCGACTTGAAATTAGCCTTTACTTCGTCCGTCTGTGCCTTAGTTGGCTTCGGTAGACTGCTGATCTGATTCGGCGGGAACGGCGCGCGAAGTAGCGCCAGTCCTTCCTGTTTTGTTTGTTCTTTTGTTTCCATTTTCCCATTCTCCAATCTGATGTTTTCCAACCTGTTCCCACCATGCCAACGCGCTATCATCCTGTTCTTCTTGATCGTCCATGATTCGCCTCACAGATTGCTGGTTATCGGTTCACAGAACGTTACCGTTCTATCGTCGCCCACGATTGGGCGCTTGTTCAGACAGGCAACAAGCACTTGCTCTGCTACGTCTGCGCGGTGCGTTGCGCGAGCCGCCGCGTCAGCGGTAGATGCGTGTTTATCTACCAGGGCGACAATCTCCAGCGCCGAACATATCAGTGCCACGAAAACAGCACCGAGAATCCAATCTTCCAATTCGTTTTTCATGCTAGCCTCCAATTTCTAAGCGCCATTTCCAATGCGCGCCCTGCGTTCTCGGCGTCGCGCTCCTTTGCATGCCTGATAAGTGCCGCGCACTTTGTCGAGCACGCGGTTTTTAGGGCATAATGAGGCCAACTCTCGCTGGCTCCCCGCTTTATCGTGTTCCCGCAATTCGGGCAGGAACGCAATTTGTTTGTTTCAGTTTTCATTTCTGCTCCTTTCCTTGTTGTAGTTGCCGGTGGCCTTGGCGGAGTAGGATAACCAATCCACCGGCTGCCGGGTTTTAACCCACTTATCCGGCCTTGGGCTTGCCAGCGCCCGTCTCTCCGGGCTGTCACGATATTTCGCTATCGTTGCGGTGCTTTTTTACCCGCATCTGCCCGTCTCGCGGGGTGCTGGGCGGAATACACACAATCCGATTTATTCCCCGTCTCTCCGGCATCGTCACGACTTATAAGGAAAGCCGTTACCCTTGCAACCTTTCGCGCTTTGTCGCCTTGTCGGACTGGCTACCCGTGGGCTGTTGCCTACTAAGACTGGCAATTTCCGGTAGTGCGCTTGTTCGGTAGCCGCTGTTTTGTTTGCGGCATGGGATGGACTATAAGCGATGCCTAACATTATGTCAATAAGCGACGCCTATTTTTTATGGCAGAAAAAGCACGAACCAGGCAATCCCTATTGACAAAATATAAGCGACGCCTAATAATTCATGCATGGAAAAAACACATGAAAAATTGCCAATTGAAATAGCAATCAAATTGGTCGGCGGGATAAGTGCCATGGCGAAGGCGCTCGGAGTTAGCGCGCCCACTGTTCATCAGTGGAAGTCCAACAAGCATAGCCGCCCTATCCCAGCCGAGCGCTGCCCAGACATCGAGCGCATTACAAACGGCGCAGTGACGTGCGAGGAGTTGCGTCCAGACCTGGCAGATAAGTGGACTTATCTTCGCAGCACCAAAAAATCGGCATGAGTGAGTATGGGAGGCGGTGGTGTAATGAAAGCGAGTCTCGCAAAACCGTTCAGAAAAGCCCTTAAACAGGCGTGTCGCGCTGCTGATCCAAACGACAAATGAATTACTACCCATTCCACATAGGCGATTACGTCAGCGCCACAAGACACCTTAGCTGGGAAGAAGACGCCGCTTTCCGTCGCCTGCTTGACACTTACTATGTCACCGAGAAGCCGATCCCGGCTGATCTTCGCTCGGCTTGCCGTCTGGTGATGGCGCAGACCGATAGCCAGCGCGAAGCGGTGCGTGTTGTGCTTGAGGAGTTTTTCCAGCTTACCGATTCTGGATGGATAAACAAGCGCGCGGATGAAGAAATAAATACCATGCGAGAAAAACAGAACAAGCAGCGCGCGAAGGCAAACAAGCGATGGGAGATGCAGCGATCAGAACGTGGCAATGCCGCGGCATCTGAGGTTAATGCCACGGCATCAGAAATCAATGCCGATGCAATGCCACCAACACCAACACCAACACCAACACCAACACCAACACCAACACCATATGTTACTTCTGTGGAAAATAGTGAGAGTGTTGGAAATAGTGAGAGAGATGGGGTTGATTCTCCTTCGGATCATCCACCAAGCAAAAAAACCACAGGAACAAGACTTCCAGCAGATTGGGAACCATCCGGCGACGATATTGCATTCTGCAGGACGAAACGCCCAGACCTGAACGTCAGGGATATTGCTGACGAATTCCGTGATTATTGGGTTTCCGTTGCAGGAGCGAAGGGAAAGAAGCAGGATTGGCCTGCTACTTGGAGAAATTGGGTGCGACGACAAACCGCCAGGGCTTCACCTGCAAAACAGGAAAAATTCGACCCCACTGAGTTTGTAAACAGGGGTAGAAAAACGGATGGAGGAAATGATGGATTTATCAACGGGGAAGCGCGGCGTGTGGCTTGAAGTACATGCAGGACTCGGAATCAGCCTGATGGATCACCTCTACAACCGCATGGAGGGAATGTATCCACAGCGCTGGAAAGCTAATTTTCCCAGCGCAACCAGTATCCAGAACTGGCGCGAATCGTGGGCTGAGGCATTCGAGGATGAGCGCATCACGCCGCAAGACATCGCGGCAGGACTCAAGGCTTGCAGGAAAAGGCATGATTGGCCACCAAGCCTTCCCGAATTCATCAGGGCATGCAAACCGCCTGTTGATTACGAAACCTTGTTTGCTGGCGCAGCGGTAAGCGTCTCAACGGGGAAGTGGGAAAACAGGCTGGCGTATTGGGCCACTCAATCTGTCGGATCGTTCGAGGTGCGGAACGAACCATACGCGAAGATGAAAAACCGATGGACGAAGGCGATTGAAGAGCTGCAGGCAGATGGTGAACTGCCTGAAATACCTCCTAGCCGAGAGGCATTACCGGCCCCAGGGAAACAATCCATCAGCAAGGAAGAGGCTGCTATGCGTGTGAAGGAGTTTGGCCTCGATCCAAAACGGAAAGATCCGAAAGCATGGGCAAGGAATATTCTTGAATCGCCAGCCGTGTACCCGGCAATCTCGATAGCGTTAGCAAAAGCAGCATTGGGGGGATCGGCATAATGGCAGTCTCAGGCGATGAACAACAAAACTATGTGAACCTTGTCGTCCAGCTTCTGGTTCAGGCGATCGAAGATTACGATAAATTCTGTAATGCAAAGAAACGCAGCACAGAATACAATTTATGGGAAGATGCCGCCTTGTGGATAAATTGCGACGATGATGATCCGTGGTCATTCAAGTGGTGCTGTGAGGTAGTTGGGTATGACTACCAGGCAATCCGTGGCGGAATAAGCAGACGCGATAGAAAGCACCCGATCACAGCAGGATTCAACAATTTCCGCAAAGTGCCAAGCGTCAGGGATATTTACTGAGCATGGATAACAAGATTGAAATGAACTCCGACGAACAACAACACCCGGTAGAAACATCCTATCCATTGCAACCGGGCCAACACGCCGATCCGCTGCTGGCTCTTCGTGGCTCAAGGTATGGCGCATTCTGGGACAACGCAAAATTGTCACAGGCGCTCAAGGCGGTAATGCGAAGCGGGCCTAATTGGGAATCGCTGGATTCCGACATGAAAGAGGCGCTTGAAATGAATGCGCACAAGATCAGCAGAATCTTGTGTGGCGACCCTAACTATGACGATTCGTGGGTGGATATTGCAGGATACGCAACCCGCGTAGCCGATAGATTGAGGTCTTAACTGATGTGCGGAAACGAAACCATCATCCATGAGCCGGCCTGCGAGGGAATCACCGCACCAGAGTCGGCGAGCGCCGCATTCCGCAAAGTATGGGATGCAGCTACCGCCGCTCTGGATGACGGCTTGGCCGGTGAATTGACTTGGACGCCGCATAAGCGCACCAGAAGCCTTGAGGCAAATGCCTGTATGTGGGCGCATCTTACCGATTTATCGCGACAAGTTAACTGGTACGGGCAAAAGCTATCGCCGGAGGACTGGAAAGAAGTTATCAGCGCAGGGCTGAGAACTCAGCGCGTCGTTCCCGGTATTGACGGTGGATTCGTATCCATCGGAGTGAGAACCAGCAAGATGAGCATCAAGGAAATGTCCGCCATGATCGAGCTATGCGTGGCCTTTGGTGTGCAGCATGGGGTGAGGTTCACGGCACCGGAATGGAGGTATGAGTGAACGATCATCTCGAAGTTTTGCGTAATTTCAACGAATGGCGGCGCGGCGCAGAAATCGCGCTGCCACCTATGCGCGAAATCGGCCTGTCGATCCATGCCGTTATAGACGAGCTTGAAACGCTCAGAAAGATGGTAAATATACCAGCAAAATCATTGAGTTTGCCTTACCCGCCCAGCACCAATCGCCTGATAAGGATCGGAAGCGGTAGGGCATACCAATCACCAGAAGCAAGGTATTGGAAGATAAAAGCGGCATGGAAAGCAAAACAGGAAGG